CCTCGATCGCGATCTCGACGATGCCGGCGCGCTCGACGACGCCGCCGGGACCGTAGGCCTTGCCGGCGATGGTCACGATCTCGCGGCGGTAGGGTGTGACAGTGATCCTCATTGCTGCACCACCAGAAGGTTGAACGTCCGGTTGCGGATGCGCGGCGGCGAGGACGTCGTCTCCAGCAGCGCTTCGAAGCTGAGCACCGTGCCCGGCGCCTCGAATGCGGCGTTGCCTTGCTCGGCATCGTCGATCGTGAACCAGACGACGATCGACTTGTCGTCCTCGCTCAGCTCGGGTGCGGAATAGGGCGCCTGGTCGAGGATCGTCAGGCCCTTCGCGACCGCCTCGGCCGAGAGCGTGATCGTGAAATCGCCGTCGCTGATCGCTTCGTCGGTCTCGAGCAGCAGCGAGAACGGCAGCACGAAGTCCAGCACCTCGTGCGGGTCAAGCGCGCCATCGCACGTCGCGGGATCTTTCGCGGCCATCTATTCCTCCAGTCTGAAGCGCCGCCCGGCAGCGCGCGCCTCGGCGGTGTTGAATGTCCGGCCGGCCAGTTTGGCCGCGGCAACGACGAACCGCCTCCCGCTCAATCGCGAAGCGGTCACGGCGAAGCGCCGTCCCGGCGGCGTGACGGCGCGCTTTACGACGATCGCCACGCCCGATGAATGTCCGTGCGCCGCGTCGGCCGGCGAGATCGTCATCCGCACGCCAATACTTGGCTGCGTCGCCTGATGCCCATGGTCGGCATCGGCCGGCGCCAGCGCCATTTTCGCCGCGATCGACGGCTGCCCGGCGCCATGGTCGTGCTGCGCGCTCTCCACCGTCACGATACCGCTGGTCAGGCTCGGGCTGCCGGCCTCATGCCCGTGCGCCGCACTGTCGGGTGCCGTCGCGAATTTCACCGCCAGGCTCGGGCTCGTCGCGGCATGCGCCGACACCGCGCTGTTCGGCGAGATCGGCGCATTCTGCGCCAGGCTCGGCGAACTCGCGCTGTGCCCGTGCGCCGCGCTGGCCGGCGCGATGGTCCGCTGCCCGCCGACATCACCCAGCGGCGCGCTGCCCAGTGGGCGAAATCCGAGCATCAGTTGGCGCTAGCCGGCCGCAAGGCCATCGTGACGGCCGCCCAGCTCGCGCCGGCATTGGTAGTATTGCCGGTCCAAGCCGCCGGATTGAAGGCGCCGCCGGTCCATGCGCAGGAGCCCATGCCGATCGCGCAGGCCTCGTTGCCGCCGCTGGCGGCCGTGACGAAATTCGACAACTCGGAAGCGGTGAAGGTCGCTACATTGGCAAGCGCGCAACCGGCGGCGCCGATCACCAGAATGATCGCATTCTCGGTGGCCGGCGTGATCGCCCCCGGATCTGGCCGGCCGGTGCCGGTGCCGGTCGCCGTGACTTCGGCGACGTCCATCAAGGTATCCGATGCGAAGCGCCAGACATGGATCGCGATCGAATTGCCCGAATTGATGTTGGCGGCGCCAGAGACCTGCACGCTGGTGTCGGGCGTGCCTGTCATCTTCTTCCACGAAACCGACAGCTGCGTGTCATAGGTTCCGTTACTGAAAAGCTCCTGCTCTTCCGCGTAGCCGGACGTCACGACTCCCAGGGAGATGTCACCGCTGTCGCTGCCCACGCCATATGCGACGATCACGACGTCGCCGGCCGCCGGCGCCGAAGCGAGCCCGCCGGTCAGGTCGGTCAGCGAAATGCTGGGCGATGACGTGCCGGTGAAGGTATAGGTCTTGCCGCCGACATATTGCGGCATATCCGGCTGAAACAGTTCGTCCTCGCCGCGCACGCATATCCACTTGGATCGCGCCGCGTTCCACTCGAATTCGGCCTCGACCGAATAGACGCTGGCATCGCCGGTCGAGCCGGGGCGGGCACCGAAGTTCGATCCATAGGCACTGGCCCAGATCAATGCGCGCTCTGTGCCATCGTCGATGAATTGAAACTTGATCCGCTGGCCGTCGTAGGGCGTGCCCGTCGGCGCGTTGATCGTCAGGCTCCCGGCCAGCGCGGTGAAACGCCAGGTCGAATAGTTGTCGACGTTCGGCGTGACCGACGATGCCGATGCCTGGCTGAGCACCTGCGGTCGCGTCGCGACCATGCTCTCGCCCACGTCGAAGTAGACCTTGGCCGAGCCGGAGAGGCTCAGCTTGGCGGTCGACTTGGTGCCGGAGACGACGCGCACTTCATTGGCGTCGCGCGCCAGCGTCGGCCCGGTGGTCGAATAGGCGCCCACGCCGAAGGCCCAGTCGTTCCCGTCGTCGATCACATAGGGCATGCGCTGGCCGTCGGCGATCCCGGCCTGGGCGGGCGTGATGAAGCCCGCGTCGGCGCTGCCCACGGCGATGTCGCCGGTCCCGGTCGTTGCCGTGGCGAACTTGACGAAGTTCAGCGGGCGCATCAGCTCGGGTCCGCGATCTCGACTTTCCAGCTGCCGATATCGATCGTGCCGCCGGTGACCACCGCCTGGCTCGTCGTCGTGGTGACGTAGAGCAGCTTGGAATTGGTGACGTCGAGCAGGGCGACGTGCGTCACCGTGCCGTTGGCGTCTACCGGAATGCCGGTCTTCGCCGCCACCGTCGTCTTTCGGCCCGAGCTGTCGCCGTTGGCATTGGTGAAGTCGGACGAACTCAGCGTGACGTCGGCCAGCGCATAGGTCGAATTCGCCTCGGTATAGGTGGTCGGCTGTGCCGAGCAGGCCACCTGCCGCGTGACGTTGTTCTTGAGGATGTTCAGCGCCCCGTCGAGGACGTCGTCGTGGACTGACTTGCCCATGGCTCAGCCCTCCTGCTGCCGGGCGACGACGTCCATGACGCGCTTGCCCTGGTTGGGACCGCTGGCGAAGACCGTATCGGGATCGACGCTGAAATCGGCGGCGGAGATGACGATGTCGGCCGGGTCGTCGGTCGCCTCGCCCCAGCCCATCGCGGCGCAGTAGGTGACGGCGTCGGGATCTTCGAAGCCATAGACCGGCCCCGCCGTGAAGGCGAGACGGCCGTGCTTCGTCAGCCCGCCGAAGCGGAAGTTGGTCATTTCCCAGTCCTTTCGGTTGAAAGTTTCTATGCGGCCGGATCGGCCCGGACCGCGTCCCAGTCGACCTGGCTCGCCTGGTGTGCCTTGCCGACGTTCTTCGCCGCCTGGATCGCCGCTTTCGCCTGGCGCCGGGCGACTTCCACCCGCACCTCGAGCGCGTCCTGCTCGGCCGCCTTGGCAATGATCTGCGCCGCGACGTCGGCGACCGGCACGCCCATCGCCTCGGCCTCGGCCTCGATCAGCGGCCCGGCGCCGGCCTGCGCCTCGGCCAGCTTGCGCGCATGGATCGGCTTCTGCCCCGGCACGATGATCGCCATCGCCGCGGCGTCCAGCTGCTCGATCAGCATTGCCTTGACCGGATCGAGCTGCACCGAGCGGATGACGATCGCCGCCGGCGGCACCGCGACCACCGTCTCGCCCGACAGCGGCGGCGCCTGCAGGATCAGGTCACGCTCGGCGCAGCGGCCGTCGCGCAGCGGCTTGCCGCTCCTGTCGTCATAGACGATGAAGTTCACGATCGTGCTTGCCGGCGTCGGCATCTCAGCTGATCCTCGTCATGTTGTTGACCTTGATCTTCGCGTTGTCGTCGACGTTGGCGAAGTCGAGGCTGGGTCCGGCGGTCACGCAGCGCGCGAACAGGTGGAACCACTGCGCTCCGGTCGGCTGCGCGCCCAGGTCGATCGTCTTGAACGTCGCCCGCGTGTCCATGGCGACCGTCGTGCCGCTGGAGATGTCCGGCCCCCAGTAGACATAGCTCAGCGGCACCACGTCGGTGACGTCGGTCGCGCCGCTCGGGCTCGAGCTGCTGGTGCGGCCGATCTTGAATTCCAGCTCGTACTCATCGCCCTGCTGCGGATTTTGCATGGTGAAGCGCCAGGTGGCGCTGAACTCGGCCCGGATGTTGTCGGTGACGGTGATCCCGGCCGTCACCAGCGGATACCACCCGTCGGTGCTGTCGATCGCCAGCGTGCCGCTGCGCGTCACCTCGGTCGCGCTGGTCACCGCGGCATAGTCGAGCAGGTCGCTGGTGACGATGTCGAAGGCCGACAGGTCGCCCTGCACCTGCACCCAGGCCGATCCGGTCCAGCGGTAAAGCAGCTTGTCGTCGGTATCGAGCCAGATCTGCCCGACGAACTGGCCCGAACCCGGCGACGTGGTCTGCGCAAACCCGATGGCCGCTGCGCCGGCTTCCACTTTCAGCACCGTCGCGGTGTGCGTCAGCGTGTCGCTGCCGTCGACCAGCGTCGCCGTGACGATCACGCCGCCGCTGCCGTTCGCCGCCGCCTCGAATTGCGATATCGTCTGCGTGACGGAATTGCCGGTTGCGGCCGACAGATAAGTCGTCGTCGGCGTGCGGGCGTTGCCGTTCAGGTCCTGCACCGACCAGTTGACCGTCGCCGTCGTGTTCATCTTCTCGGCGAAGAAGGTGTTGGTCTGCACCGAAGGCGAAGCCGCGCCGTGCTGGTCGTAGCCGATGCCCTGCCGCAGCGGGTAGATCTTCAGCAGCTTCGCATCGGCACCGTCCACGCCGTCCGTGCCGTCGATCCCATCGACGCCCTCGACGCGCGCCGGCGTGATCCAGGTCCAGTTGGAGACCGGAGACGGCCGCGTGCCGTAGGATACCCATAGCGGATTCGCGCCCGACACCGGCGCGTCGGTCCAGCCCACCGGCACGCCGCTGCTCGGCGCCGGCGTCGAAGGCTGGCTCGCCTGGCGGCGGAAGATGGCGTTGACCGCCTCGGCGTCCTGCAGTGCCTTGGCCGGTGCCGCCCAGCTCGGCGTTGCCGTGCCCGACGCGCCGCTGACCGAGGCGATGCCGCGCGCGACATAGAGCGGATTGCCGTCGATCGCCGGCATTGAACTGGACCACCCGGACGGTGGCGTCAGCACCAGCGATCCGAAGTTGAACGATCCGCCGCTCGGCGTCGACGGCGCGCTCGCCGCCCGCTTGTAGATCGTCAGCTCGACGACGGACAAGGCCGTGCCGGCCGTCGATCCATAGGTGTCCGCACCGCCGTCGGCCGGAGTCGTGATCGATCCCAAATAATGCCGGTCAGGATGATCCGACGAATTGAGCGCCGCGGCCTGGTCGGTGGTCGCGTGATAGGTCGGCGCGGCCAGGTCGAGATCGGGATCGTCGAAATAGACGTGATAGGTCGTGGCGAACGACAGGCCGGTCACTGTCCCCAGCTCGCGCGTGATATCGCCCGCGCCGTCGGGATAGTCCCAGTCGTGCCGCGCGACGCTGATCGTCGCCGTCGATCCGGCGTCGCTGGCTTTCAGCAGCGGCCGGGAAACATCGGACGTGTCGCGCGGATTGTTGATCGTCGCTGTGCGGATGATCGCCAGCTGCCAGCCATAGGGCTTGAGCGCCGCGTCGAGCAGCTCGTCGCGCTCCTGCCCGGTCTGCTTGAGCCCCGGCGTCGCCGGCGCGGTGCCGGTGAGACCCAGCGCCCACGGATGCTTCGCCGGCGTCTCGCCGATGAACGTGAAGGTCGTGGCAACGGCGGCGTGGTTGTATTCGCGCGACACGATCACCGCATCGGTGTCCAGTGCCAGCGTCGGGATGTCGAGGTGGACGCAGTCGCCCGGCTTGTAGGCGCGCACCCGGTGCCCGAAAGTCAGCGTGATCGGCTGCAGCTCGCGGCTGTCGGCGATCGTGTAGGCGGCCAGCTGCGCCGCCTGGTCCTTGTCCTTGACCAGGTTGAACGGCCATTCCGCCTTTCGTTCCTCGCCGTCCTCGGTGACGTAGGTGGAACTGGTCACCGCCGCGCCGGAAGCGACCATCTCCCAGTTCTGCTCGGGCTCGCGATACTTCGGCACCAGCGTGTTGAGCCGCTCGCGCCGGCCTTTCATCGCGGTGACGGAGCCGGGGCCATCGGCCAGGTCGTCTTCGGTGAAGGTGTCGAGCACGACGCGCGGCGCGGCATAATGGAAACTCAGCTTGCCGCCGACGATGATCGGCTTGCCGCCGCCCGCCGCCGCTATGTCGCGCAGGTTCGGCATCCGGGTTTCGGGCATCGGCTCATAAACCACGCCGAAGATCGTCCAGCCATTTGCCTCGCAGACATTGGCCCACGCGGCGACCGTCGGCCAGTCGATCGCGTCGGCGGCCAGGCCGATGCCCATGACGCGCTTGCCGTTCTGGTAGCGGCCATAGGCGTAGGTGCCGGCATGCAGCGCCGGGTTCTCGCTCCACTCCCAGGTTGTCTCGTCATGAAGGCGGTGGCCACCGGAGCCGCCGGCAAAGGTCGAATCCTTGCGCGGGTCGTAGACCTTCACCCATTTGCCGTAAGCGCCAAGCTGCGGCATGCCGGAGGCAAAGCGCTTGCCGTCCTTGTCGAATTTGAGGTTCCACCCGATCTTCGCCAGGCCGGACAGCTTGCTGCTCGCATCCCAGTTCGGCGCGCCCGCGAAGGCGGGCGTCAGCGCCGACGGCTCCGGGCAATCGCCGAGCCGGCTGTCGGTGTAGAGATAGCCCGAATACCACGATGTGACCGCCAGCTGGTCGACGTAGGGCGTGATCGATTCGACCGGCCCGCCGCCGCTGTAGACGATCACCATCCAGCGGTAAGGGTTGGGCACTTTCTTCAGCGTCGCGCCATAGCTGCGCTGATAGCGCAGGACGCCCGCGACATAGCCTTCGCCCATCACATAGGGCTGCGGCGCGTCCGGATCGATGATCAGCCGCGTTACCGAGCCGCGGGCGGGAGGTGGCTTGTACAGTAGCTGCGCGCCGATGTTCGCGACGCCTGCGGCGATCCCGGCGGCGGTGGCGACCGTCGACGTCACCGACCCCAGCGTGACGGCGACCGGCCCGGCCGCGCCGACCGCCGTGCCGATGATCGCCCCGCCGGCAACCGCGCCGATGCCGGTGGCGACGAGCGCCACCGCACCGGCGATCATGCCGATGGTCCTGATCATCTTCGCCATGCGTCAGAGTCTCCAGGCGCCGTCCAGCTCGTCGAGCCGCACGTCGACCACCACCATGCCTTCGGCCAGTTCGTGCCAACCGATCAGTTTTTGCGGGCCGGCGCACACGGCAATTGCGCCGATCCCGTCCTCGCTTGCCACCACCGCCAGGTCGCCGAGCATCATCGCCGCCGGCGGGATGCGCTGCAGGCCGGGCTGCGCGTCGAGCATGTCGGCGACACTCGCCCAGCCCCTTGCCCTCAGCGCCCTTGCCGCCGCCACGCCGCTGCGGATGCGCGGCAGCGCCTCGGGCCGGTGCCCCATGCGCCGCAGATGGAAGCGGGCCATGTGGACGCAGGTCACGGCGTCGCGCCAGTCGTGCTCGCGATGGCGATACTTCGCCATCGTCGCCTCGGTCGCGCGCTGGCGGCGCAGCAGGTCAGATGCCATTCGGATTCCACCACGGGCCGTCGGCATAAGGGCCACCGTTCGACATGGCGGTCGGCGGCGCCTCGACGCCCCAGGCATCCTGAAACGCGAGGTTCACGGCCTGGTCGTGCCCGGTCTCGCCCGGCCAGACGCTTTTGTGAAATGCCGGCGACAGCGAATTGCCGATATTCAGTTCGAATAGCCGGGCCGCTGCGGCGATCACCGTCAGCTCGAGCTGCAGCTGCAGGTCAAGCGTCGCCTGGTCCAGCTCGCCGTCGAAGCGCAGGTCGGGCGTGCCGGTCACTTCCCCCGCGTCGACATCGTATTCGGCAATCCAGAACCGCACGCGGCTTCCCTGCATGGCCGGCTGCACCAGGTCGGCTGCCGATGCGGTCGACGAAGGCAGCAACGTCATCGTCAACGGCGGCAGGCTGTCGCCATCGCCCTCTTCCAGCGGCTCGACACTGCCGATCACGCCGAAGTCCGCATCGCGCGCGCGATAGACCTCCGACCCCCAGATGATCCGTCCGCCATCGCACAGCCGGATCGTGTGATCGGGCAGTTCTATCTTGCACAGCCCCGCGACCGAAATTCTGTTCACGCCATTTCCTCCAGCGTGAAGTCGATCCGCACGATCCGGTTGTGCGGTAGGGGAATGGGCGAATGCTCGATCACGATGCCTTCGATCTTCGGCGTGTCGAGCACCACAAGGTTGCCGTCGACTAGGTCGGCTCGCAGCGGCGGCCAGACGGAAAGCGTTGCGCTCCCACCTCCGGACACTGTCACGTCGGCGGCGACGTTGTGCAGGTAATGCACGCCCTCGCTGTCGACGACGTTCAACCAGTAGCCCTCGAGGATCTGATAGCCTGGCGTCGCGCCATCTATGTTCAACACCGTTCCCGCACTGGCGCTTCCGGCAACCGCCGGGTTGCCGGGCGATCCCTGGCTACGCGGCAACGGGAACGGAATGCGCAGCCCTTCGCTCTTGGCGCGCATCAACCGGGAGACATAGATGCTTGCTGTCGAAGCCGGCATCGCCGGGAATGTGAATGCTGCCTTGATCCGTTCGCCCGGCCGATCGATTCGCGTGCCCGGCGCGCCCGTTGCCGGGCGTTGGACGAAGCCGAAGTCGATCGGCTGATGCTCGACCAGGCGTGGTGCGGGCGACGAAGGCAGGATGATCATTGCCGGCCAGCCCTACCGCAGTGCCCACTTGCTGCTCTGCCGCATGCGAGCGACACCCAGGGTGCCGCCGGCATTGGCTGCGGCGATGTCGCCGGCCTGGATCGCCTGCCAGAATTCAGGGGTCATCAGGTTGCCGCTGAAGTAGTTGTTGGTCACGCCGCCCAGAGCCCCATTGGGAACCACGTTGCCGCTGCCGCCGGGCACGAACAGCTCCGGCCCGCGCTCGCCCACCAGATGCACCCGGCCGGCCAAGGCTGGGCCGCCATGCGCACGCGGTGTCGCGTTGATGTTCGAAGCGACCTTCTTCCCGAACGCGCCAATCGAACCGAGCTGCAGGCCGAACCCGATCACCGAGGAAAGGATGTCGAGGAAGCCGCCTCCGCGGACAGCGCCGGCAACGCGGTCCAGCGCAGAGATCGTCTGATCGGCCATGTCCTTGAAGCTGCGCACGATCTGCACATTGGCGATATCTGCACGGGCCGCGGCATTGTCGTTCGCCGAAGCCATGCGCTCCATCGCCTGCTCGACCTGCGCAGCCGTGCCGCCGATTGCCTCGATCCCGCCGGTGATCCCGGCCCCCGGCGTGTAGCCGGCGCGCGACGCCGCCAGGTTGGTCTTCAACAGCAGCGACGGGCGCGTGGTGTTGCTCCACGGCTTCGACATGGTTGACGTCGGGTGCAGGACGCTGGGCGCTGCCCCGGTAGGCCAGCGCGCCTGCGAGGCAGGCGCTGCCGCCGCGCCGCCCGTGGGTTTTGCCTGCGCCTGCGAATCGCTCATCATCCATGGGATCAGGCCACCCGACATCTGCATGTCAGCAAAACCCCTGGCGAATTTGCCGAAGGGGCCGTCCATCAGGCGCTTTGTGGCGTCGTAGGTATCCGAGAGCCTCTTGATCAACTTCTCCAGGGCATTAGCCATCTCGATGATCTTGTCGGCATTGTCCGCGACAGTAACCGCCAGCTTCGCCTTCATTATGGTTTCAAGAGACGAAATCTTATCTGATGCAGCATCCGCCTTCTTGATCATGTCCTCGGACATGACGATGCCGAAATCGTGCGCCGCTTTGCGCAAATCATTGACCCCACGCGCACCATCGGACAGCAGCGGCATCAATTTCTGGCCGTTGCGTCCGAATAGGTCCACCAATGTCGCCGCGCGTTCGGAGTCGCTGCCAAGACCCTTTATCTTTTCGGCGATGATAGGCAGCAGGTCGCCTGCATCACGTCCGCTGGTGACGAACGCCTTGATGTCGATGCCCAACTTGTCGAAAGCTTCGGCAGGGCCTTTTACTCCATTGAGCGCCTCGCCCATGCTGCGCGTCAGCTTGGCCAGGCTCTTGTCCATGTCCTCTTGCGAGAGACCGACCTGCGTCGCAGCATAACGATATTCCTGCAGCGCTTTCGTGGAAACGCCCAGCTGCTGTGCAGTCTCGCCCAGCGCGGAAGCATATTCGAGCCCCTGCACTACCAGGTCCTTCAGCGTGGCGACGATCGCCGACCCCGCCAGAGCCGCGCCTGCGGCGATGGCAGCCTTGCCGATCTTGCCGACAGAGGCCGCACCCTTTTCCATCTTCGTGCCGAGCTGATCGACCTCGGCAGCTGCGCGCTTCGATCCCCGTTCAAACGCAGCCGTCTCCAACCCCAGGGCCACTCGGAGCTGCGCGAGCATGGATGTCACGTCTGTTGACCTTTCCGGGCAACCTGCGCCGCTTTCACCAGGCGCAGGTTGCGAAGCATTTCATCAAGTGGCTGGGCGGCAAGGGGCTCGCCAGTCAGATCGTTCAGTGCGGGGAAGGTCGATGCCTCGCATCGCGACAGCATCGCGATGTGCCAGGCCATCCACCCGCGCCTGCGCCAGTATCCCTTAATCGCGGCGAGGATCACGCGCGGGGTCGATCGCCAGAATTCATCCGGCACCCCGCCCGCCTCGCACCAGCGCGTCAGCTGCTCTTCCCAGCTCCACGCTTCCCCGCCGCCTTGGGAGGGCGGGCGCCGTTCTCCGGCGCTTCGGGCAGCGCGCGGTTCAGCGCTTCGATCACCGCGTCACGCGCATCGGCATTGGTCGCCAGTATCTCCACCGCATCGGGAACGCTGATCACCTGGTTGCTGCCGCGGGCGAGGCCCACCGACAGCATGGTCGCGACGACCCGCATCCGGGTCAGTCCCTCGGTCAGCGCCAGCAGGCCGAAGCCTGTTACGTCCTCGACCTGCAACAGCGCCTCGGCATCGAACAACAGGGTCAGCGTTGCGCCCTCGTGGACGAAGCTGGCCTCGCCTCTCAGTCGGTTCGCCATCAGGAGCTGGCACCCTGGGTGTAGTCTCCGCTGGGCTTGATCGTGAACGTGAAGCCCTGCTTGCCGTTGATCTCCAACGGCTCGCCGCCGACTTCGGTGAAGTAGCCGGAGAAATTGATATCCTCGGTTCCCGACGCCGCTTTCACCACGATCTCGAAATCGTAGAGGCCGCCCGTCACCACGCCGGCCAGCAGGAGATCGTCTGCAGCGCTGCCGGCGATCCAGTGGATCACGCCGCTGACCTCGCCGATATCGTACAGGCCTTCATGGATGTACTCCATGCCGCCGGTGGTCGAAAGGTCGCTGGCCTCGATCACGCCTCGCCGGATCTTCGGCGGGTCGATCCGCAGCAGCTCGCCGATCGCCGCCAGCGATCCGCCGCTGGCGACGGCCTTCAGCGTCGCGCCGAGCGCGGTCTTCGCATTCGCTTGAGACATCAGTCGATCTCCTCGAAATAAAACAGGTAGTCATGGCTGACCCGGAAAAAGGCCACGCCGCCCTCGGTCTCGCCTTCATCCACGAAGCCGTCACCTTCGATCATCGCCGGGTGGAACCGGATGCCGGACACGTCGGCACCCCCCTCCATCTCCGCCTGCACGAGGCGGGCGATCGACAGCGCCTCGGTCGCATTTGCACCGCGGCAGTCGAACTGAACTCGCGGGCGGTCGAGATTGTCGGGACCGCCGTGCGTCCATTCACGGCCTGGCGAAATCTTGAACAGGGCAATCGCCTTCGACCCGTCGCCGCGCTGAAAGCCACCCCAGCTCACCTGGCTGCCGACATGAGCGGCAATCGCCGTCACTCCCACCAGGCGGGCGACCAGGGCTTCCTCCATCGGCATGGCCTACTCGAAGCGAACCCTGTCACCGTCGACCAGCAGCGTGACCGTCACTATGGTAGGCTCGCCGACATGGTTGGTAACCTCGCACCCGCGCTGGTTGGGCAGGATCTTCCCGTCATCGTCGCACAGGACCATCGCCCTGCCACCCGGCGCGATATGCGAATCCACGATCTTGATGATCACCGCTTGCGAACCCCATCATTGAATGCCCGCTCGATCGCCTGGCTGAGCGTTTCGCCGATGCGCTTCAGGGCAACCTGACCGCCTTGCGAATCCCAGGCCGGGCGCAGGAACGGATGCGGGGCATGCCCCGGAATGCCGAACTCGACGAACCGGCCATAGACGTTCGCCCAGCTCCCGATCTGATAGTCGTAGCGCGCTTCCTGCAGCTTGCCCTTCACCGTCGACTGGCGGTCGGTCTTGCGCGGCCGAGGACCGAGCCCCTCGGAAACATAGACCAGGGCCGAAAGCACCTGCGTCCCGCCGAAGCCGGCATGCCGAAGGCGGTCTACCCTGGTCTTGATTGATCGCCGTAGCCGGCCATCCTTGACCGGAGCATTCGCGCGGGCGGCATCCTGGATCGGCTTCGCCGCCTGCCGCACGGCCGCGCGGCCAGCCTTCTGGGCAGTCTTCGTGCCCAGCTCGAGCAGCGTCTTTTCCAGTTCCTTGAAGCCTGTCGTGCGGACGTAGCTCGGCATGGTCTATCCCCGCGATGCGACGGCTGTGAATTCGATTTCGGCGGGATTGCGATCGGGCCGGGCGATGCCGGTGATGTCCCAGGTCAATCCGCCGTAGAGAATGCGGTCGGTCGGCAGCACGCCGCGCGTCTTGCTGTTGGCCAGGACGTTGAACGTCGCCGCCTGGCTGGCATGCTCGACACCGGCCTCGCGCCGCTCCGATCCCGCGCCCCAGAATATCCGCGCGCGCTCGAAGCCGAGCGAGCTGGTGGCTGTCTCGGCCTTCACCCCCAGCGCATCGCGCGATGCGGCAGGACGGCGGAACTCGATCCGGGAACGGCGGAGGCCGGCAGGCGTGCCCGGCATCAGATGCCGATCCTGCGATAGGGCGAGCAGAGCGCCGCCACCCCGAACGGCGTTTCCGCCGCGATCGTGCCGGTGATGATGGCTTCGCGGTTCAGCCAGAGATGGCCAAGGAACAGCCGCGCTGCAGCAAGCAGCGACTGCGGCGATTCGTCCGCGGCATAGCCGGCGTCGAAGGTGATCTCCACTCCGCCGCCGACGTCGCTGGGCCAGCTTCCGCCGATCGCCGGCAGCACTTCGCCGCGCGACGAGACCCGATAGTCTCCGACCGTCCCGGTCACTGCCGCGCCGGAGCTGTCGAGCCAGCTGATCGCGGTGATCTGCGTCACGGGCGAAACTCCCAGCGACAAGGCCTGGCGAACGGAGCAAGGGAATCCCTCCGCCCGCCAGACCAGGTCGCCGATCGGCGCGAGCCGGACCGAACAATATCGCTCGACGAATTCGATCGCAGCGTCTCGCAACGCCTCGATCAGATCGTCGTCGCCGTCGTCCTCCACCGACAGATGCAGCTTGCACTGGGCGAGCGGCAGCAGGGCCTCGGCGTAGCCGTCCGGAAACGGCGCATGGAGCAGCTCGAATACCATGGCCGCTTCCGGATCTGCGTCGGTCGCTTAGGCCTGAGCTGCGCAGGGCGCGACGTCGGGCCGGCCCTTGATCACCGATGCCGAGATCGGCGTGCCGGTGCCATGCGTGCCGCTGAAGTCGGCCAGCAACTTCAGGTAGCGCTTGTTACCCTTGTAACCGAACCGATAGTGCGCGGCTGCCGCGTGAGCGGCGGTCAGCGACTTGATGATGCCGTTGCTGATGCCGGAAACACCGATCATATCCGCATCGGCCACATTGGTATAGGTCGAATCGTCGTCCGAATGGGTCAGCACGAACTCGATCTTGTTCGTGCCGCTGAACGTGATTCCACCGACGCCGATGCCGAGGATGATTTCCGCGGCATTGAAGCCCTGCAGATCGACCGCAGCCGGCGTATTGTCGGCCGAAAGCGTCGCCGCTCCGATGAGCGTGGCAACGCTCATCTTCGAATGAATGTCCTTCATGGGAAGTCCCCTTAGTTGGGCTGGATTTCAGCAGGTCGCTCCGGACGCAGCCGGAGCGACCCTGGGAAGGTCGGCCTCGTTCAGCCGATCAGGTGGAGCACTTGAGAAGCTTGATCGCCTCGAAGTTGTGGACCGCTCCGCCGACGCGCCGGGTCGTGTAGAACAGGACGTTCGGCTTGTCGGTGTAGGGATCGCGCAGGACGCGCGTGCCGAGGCGATCGACGATCGTATAGGCACGCTGGAAGTTGCCGAACGCCACCGGGAAGGTGTTCGATCCGACAAGCGGCATGTTGTCGTCGGTCACGATCGGCTTGCCCAGGATGGTCTGGGGGCCGCCGACGGTCGGCGGGGTCCAGATATAGTTACCCTGGCCATCCTTGAACGTGCGCATTTTGGTCAGCGTTGCATCGGCCGTCAGGAACGAAGCGCCGTTGCGGTAGCCTTCCTTGAGTCCACCGTAGAGCTGCATGAGCGCGTCGACCGGATTGGAGCTGGCGAAGTCGGCGGCAGCGCCGGTCACGAGGAAGCCGATCTTGCCCCAGGCGTAGCTTGCGTTGGCGACGGTGGTGTAGGAAAGGATGCCCCGAGGTTTCTTGATCCCGTTGCCGGAGATGAAGGCGGCGCCTTCCTGTTCGGCAAAGGTGATCGAAACTTCGTCGGCCAGCCATGCCGCCAGGTCGACCGAGGCATCGTCCAGCGAACGCTGCGTTGCCGCCGGGTTCGCGTAGATTTCGCCGCAGACAATCTCGATTTCCGAGAGGGTCGGCGTCGCGGTCTTGGCACGGCTGTCGCTTTCGCCGACCCAACCGGAACCGGCGCCGCCCTGATTGACCAGCAGCTTGTACTCGTTCGAGTTGATCGTGATCACGCGGGCGAGCTGGCGCATGGCCGAGACGGTGCCCAGGACGCGGTCAATCGTGCCCTGCATTTCCGTCGGAACCAGGAAGCCGCCATCCGGTGCGCTCTCGGTGGTGAGACCTGCGCGGACCTGCATATCGCGCAGCGCCTGCTCGTCGCCGCCGTGGCGGAACCAGCTGTTGAACGCCTGCTGATGCTCGGCCACTTCGGCGCTCGGCGCGTCGCCGGAGCCGGAGCCGATGCGAAGAGCATCGATGGTCTGCTGTTGCGCTTCGACCGCCGTCGTCAACTCGCCGAGCGAGGCGTTGATGCGATCGACGTGCTCGTTGGTGACGACGTCCTCGCGCCCACGCTCGAGATCGGCGAGGCGCCGATCGTTCTGCTCGCGGAAAGCGGCGAACGTGCGGTTCAGTTCAGTCAGCGTCGCGGTGACGTCATTGCCGTCGGCGCGCGCGGTGGCGATCCCGCGAAAGCGGGAATGAGAGGCTTGCTTCATTGAGGATCTCCTAGATGCGGAGGGTTTCGATCAGGGCTCGCAGTCCCTGGGTGGTGCTGCCTGCATCGCGCGCGGCATCGCTGGTGGCGCTTGCATCTCGCGGGGCGCCGAGTGCGGCGATCATCTGTTGACGATCACCGCGGGAAAAGCCGGCCCGTGCCAGCGCCGCCTCGGTCTGGCGGCGGGCCATCAGGCCACGGTCGACGAAATTGGAAGCGCTTGCTGGTTGCGGGTCATCGGCCAGCTGCTCATCGGCGACGCCGCGCTTGATCGCGTCGCTGACGCCCATGAAGGTTTCGCCGTCCATTAGCCGGACGATTTCGGCGCGCTTCATGCCGGTGCGCGCCTCATAGATGTCGGCCAGCGCACCGTCGAAGCCGTCGAAGACGTCGGCAGCAGCGCGCATGTCGCTCTTGTTGCCGATGACCACGCCCCAGGCGTTGTGGATCATGAGAAACGATCCGGTGCCCATGGCGATCGTGTCGCCGGCCATGGCAATGATCGAAGCCGCACTGGCGGCCAGACCCATGACGTTGACCGTCACCCTGCCCTTGTGCGCCGCCAGCATGTTGTAGATGGCGATGCCTTCGAACATGTCGCCGCCTGGCGAATTGATGTTCACGATGACATCGCGCTCACCGATCGACCGCAGTGCCGCGGCGGCTCGCTTCGCGGTAAAGCCACCGCCGCTCCACCAGTCCTCGCCGATAACGTCGAAGATTGTGATCGTGGTTTCGTCGGCGGACGCCTCCGCCATGGGCGCCTCGGCCCAGCGCGAGAGAACGTCCGACGGGGCATCCCAATGGAAGTTCTGCGGGCGCGCGGGACAGCGTGCCTGGGGCAGTTCACGAATCGACATTGTCGTTTTCCTTGTTCGCCGAAGCATCGCCGCGCGTCATGTTCGGCGGCGGGTAATAGATGTCGCCCCCCTCGCGGGGATTCTCGTCTTCCATCTCCAGCACCTTGTTCGGGCTATAGACGCCCCATTGCAGGCCCTTGGTGTAGGAATCCCAGCGGGCCTTCAGGTCGCCGCGCACCAGGGCATTGCGATTGAAGCGGGCATAAAGGTCCGGGTTCTTCACCCAATCCAGGCAATCAAGCCCGATCGCCTCTTCCCATGCGGTCAGGCTGTCTTCGAGCGTGTAGCTGACGAAGCCCTGCGACTGCGCCTCGATCCCGGGGCCCCAGCTCGTCGATCTCTCGGTGTCCCCGATCATATGCGGCGGAACGCCGAAGAACATCGCGATGTCGCTGCGCGAGAACTTGCGCGCCTCGATCCACTGGGCATCTTCGGCCGATAGCGCCATCTGCTCGAACTTCAGCCCGTCCTCGAGGACGATAACCTTGCCTTCCTTGGCGCCTCCCGACCGGAAATCGTCCAGCTGCGCCCGCAGCTTTTCGGCCTGCTCTTCACTCAGGGTCCGCCCCTCCGGCAGCGCGAATGCTCCGGTGACATTGGCCCCGTTGCGGAACACGGCACCGCCATGGCCTTCCATCGCCAGCGACAGACCGATCGCCTCGCGAGCATAGCCGATCACCGACAAGCCCTTCACGCCGTCGAGCGACAGGCCCATGAGATGCATGATCTCGTCCTGCCTGAAAGTGACGCGCGATCCGTCCTTTCTGGTCCAGACATATTCGATCGACATGTCGTCGAGCTGCCGCGGCTCGACCCGATCGGGATGAAGCGGCGTCAGCGAAGTAACCTCCCCGCGGAGGTTCCGGCCCTTGAAGGCATATGCATTGCCGCGCAGCAGGACGTGGGCTTCCATCATCCGCTTGAACTGCGCCGGCTTCTGCCACTTGTTCGGCTTGCGAGCGACCATCGTCCAGGTAACGTGATCGGTGGCATCGACGCGAGTGCGGTCATCGATTCGCCGCTTGATCGTCAGCGGCATGTTCGCCACCGCGCCGGCCCTGATGCGGACACAGGCAAAGACCGCGGCGACGCGCAGGGCGCTGTCCAGCGTTACCGATTGCCCGGACGCGGACATGTTTCCCGTCCGCAGCGCTTCCTCCAGTTGCTGCGGCGTGACGATCAGCGCGCCGCCGTCGATGGAGGCGAGCGGCGGACGCACCGCGGAAGCGGGTGTGTCGCCGTCAATAGCGGCGAGCAGGCTGCGCCAGAAACCCATGCTAGAGAACCATCAACCCACGTTCGGCATAAGGTGAAACAGTCATCGCGGCGACGGGGTTCACCTCGAGCAGCTTTGTCGCGTTGAGCCCCGCCATGAACGGGTCGATCTTCGCGGTCGCGCCGGCATTCTTCGTGATCATCACTGTCTGCCTGCCTTGCTCTTCCTTGGCGTTGCCGACGCACCAGGCCATCATGGCCGAGCCGTTGTGCAGCGCGCCGCCGAATTTCAGTTTTCGGGCGAGCCCGGTGATCGCCGACATCAGCCGAAAACCCTGCCACACCGCGACCACCTGCGGATCGCAGATTTCCTTTTTCGCCAGCTCGTCGACCAGGTCGCTGACCCCCTGGGAATCGAGCCCGACACCGCCCTTTTCGGGCATCAGCCCGCTCGCTTTCACCTCGGCGATGATCTCGACGATCTCGCG